CATTGCTGATCGAAGCCATAAAAGAACAAGACACGGAACTCGTGGATTTACGAAACCGCGTAGCACAGTTAGAATCCCTTATCAACAAACTCATTGGAGATTAACCATGGCCATTACATACACATGGGCTGTCACAAGCCTCAAAACCCGCACCGAAGGTAGCAACGAAAACGCAGTTGTGCAGACCTACTGGAGAAAGACCGGTACGGACGAAAACGGTAACACTGGTGAATTCTCTGGTGCAACGCCTTTCACGACAACAACCATGCCAGAGGGTTCCACCTTTGTGCCCCTTGCTGAACTGACCGAAGCAATGGTTCTGAGTTGGATTCAAGCCGTCGTAATTGGTAGCTACGAAGAGCACGTCAACGGCATGATCGCCAAACAGATTGCTGAAAAGGCAACTCCGATCACCGAGACTCCCATGCCTTGGGCTCCAGTGGTTGAAACCCCTGCGCCAACAGCCGCCCCTTAAGCCATGACGCTGCCCGCCTCCGGTAATACGATATCCATGTCTCAGGTAAACACTGAGCTGGGGCGGTCAGCTACGGCCACTCTTGGACTTGGCGATTCAGCAGTTCGAGCCCTTTTTGGGGTTGCGTCCAGCGGGCAAATTAGCATGAGCGATGGCTGGGGTAAATCCGCCATCACAATTTCTTTAGCAGGTTTAACGGGTGTTTACGGCATTGCGTATCCGGGTAATACTGCTTTTTCTGAACTAATTTTTAACAGTAATGGAACCATCCAAGCGGGCACCAGCAATGACGGTACTCAAAGTGCGGGTAACTGGGCATCGCCTACCACTACTGGAATTGGATCAAGTTATTGGGTAAGATTTACTGAAACTGCTAGTTCTGGTGCCGGTCAGACTGTATACGGTAGCGCAAGAGGCGTTTGGCACCAAATATCAAGTACTTTGTATTTCGGTGTATCAAGAACAGCAAATGGCGGGGGTTACCGTACATACACTGTTGAAATTTCCTCCAATAGCGCCGGTTCTAACATTGTGGCAACTAAGACCGGCATTGAACTCTACCCTGAAATTATTTTCTAAGACAATCATGGACAACCAACAAATCTTTAACTTCGTCGTGGCCATTGCCGCGTTCTTGGCCGTGTTTGTGTTCAACCAAACCACTCGCAAAATCCAGAAATTGGAGGACGATGTGTCTGCCATGCGCGAACAAATTCTGAAGGACTACGTCCAGAAGGATGACTACAAGGCCGACATCAAAGAGATCAAAGACATCCTTCGCCAAATCTTCGACAAGCTTGACTCCAAGCAAGATAAGTAATAGGATTGTTGTATGGCTACAACAAATAAACCCAAGCAAAAAACAGTAACGGTTGTGCAACCCGAATCTGTTACGCTGCCCGTTGAGCTTCCTGTGACCCCAGAACCCGAAGTGAAAAACGCAGAACCCACTCGCGGTAGCTTTTTCAACTCCATTAAAACTGCCCTTTCCCGCCTGTTTAGCCGAACCTAAATACGGAGGCCGCCATGAATTGGCTAGCGGCGACTCTCTTGGTTTTCAGCTTAAACACGGAATACCGCTGTGTCCGGTGGACATGGTCTGGGGACGTGTACAACCGCAAGGTAATATGCCTTGAATGGAAAAAAGTTGAGAAAAAATGATTGATCCCGTAACGGCCCTAGCAGGCATTCAATCTGCGATTAGCATGGTCAAGAAGGCGAGTAAAGTCGCCAATGACCTAGGTTCGCTCGCGCCGATGATCGGCAAGATGTTCGATGCCAAGAGCACCGCCACCAAGGCGATGCTGCAGGCTAAGCGCGACAAAAAAGGCTCCAACATGGGCACCGCCCTGCAAATCGAAATGGCGCTTGAGCAGGCTCGCGCCTTCGAGGAGGAGCTCAAAATGCTGTTCATGCAAACCGGCAAGATTGACGTGTGGAACAAAATCAAAGCCCGTCAAGCCGAGATGGACAGAGATGACGCCAAGGAAATGGCTGCGTTGAGAGCCGAGGAAAAAAAGGCCAAAGCCAAAGAAGAGGAAATGCAAGAGATCGCCATGATTATTGGTGGTATTGCTTTCGTGCTACTTCTTGTCTTTATTGGTATTAACGAGTTGATGAGCCTCTGTCCAAAGGGTGGTTGTGGTAGATGAACGAGTACCAAAAGCAGTTCGACATGTTCTGCAAAGTGTTCTGCTACGGCTGCGCAGCGTGGTGGTTCCTTGGCTTCCTACGCTTTTTGCCAGATGACCTGTCAGACAAGATTGTTAACCTTCTATTGGGGAAGATTGGGTTATGAGAGTCACTCCTTACCAAGCCAACGCCAAGATTTTGTTGGAAACATACCGCATAATTCAGCAGAAGAATCTGCAGGAGCTGCACCGCCTGAACCATCAAAACGAGCAGAATCACAAACTGCAACAAGTGCGCAACCAATGGGCTAGACCCAACTCTGTGGACGTCATGGTATGAAGTATATTTTTATTTTCGCGGCGTTGATGCTGACCGGCTGTGAAGACCGGTACCGCTATTACTGCCAGAACCCTGACAACTTCCATGCTGCACAATGCCAAAAGCCCAAGTGCTTGTTTACACAGCAATGTCCTGAATACCTTGTAGCCCCAATCTTGGAGAAGCAAATCAATGCAACAAACCAGCCAGCCCAACCAGCTCCAGAAGTCAGTCCTAACCGCTGAAGATATCGAAGTCCGCATCTGGGGCTTTGTGGTGGTTGCAGTTACCTGCATCCTGTGCTTCATTGTCGTGGCGCTTCTGTATTCAGTGACGTTCGTCACACAGCCAATCAAATCGATGGCCCCCATCGATCAGGCGTACACGAAGATGCTGAACGACATTGTGTTGTTGATAGTAGGTGGTATTGGTGGTGTGATGAGTAAACGCGCTGTGGGCGCTGCGGCTCAGGCCATGGCCCCTACTCCTCCTACCGTTACAACCGTGACGACAACCTCTAGTACACCAGTACCTGTGCAGGCAACGGTGATCTCCCCACCAGCGACTTCATCGATCATGCCTAACTTCAACTGGATGGGCTATAAGAACCCAGACCTTGATGAGTCGTGGACTCCCGGGCCTCCACCCACAACGCCTCCAGAGCACATGGAGCCTGATGATGACCGTGCAGAGATTGCAGCCGCTCGTAAGGAGACCTGATTATGTTTTTGCTATCTCTCCCCCGTTGGGTGTACGCAGTCATCGCTGTCATAGTGTTGTTCGTCGGCACATACTTTTTTGGCTATGACAAAGGCTGGAACAAACGGGATGCAGAGATGCAGGCAGAGATTGCCAAGAAAAACGAGGAAGCTCGTCAGACTGAGCAGAAACTAAACGAACAGATCAACACCACTGCCGCTAAACTTCAGGAGACTAACAATGTCGTTAATCAAAAGCAAACTGATCTTAATCGCCTCATTGCTGCTGGCCGGGTGCGCCTCCCCGCCCCAAGTTGCGTACAAGCCCCCGCAAGTCCCGCCCCTGCCCCCACAAATAGCGCAGAAACAAGAAGTGAACCTAACCGACAGGCTGACCAAGCTTCTGATGCCGAGCGAGCAACCCTCCAAGCCATCGCAGAAATAGTGGCTCAAGGCGACAGGAACACTGCACAACTGAATGCGTGCATAGACGCATACAACGACGTAAGGAATCTTTTAAATGGTAACAAGTGACCAACTCAAACAAATGCACATCGACCCCACGTTGGCCGATGCGTTCAACGAAACCTTCGAGCGGTTTGGCATCCTCACGCCTTTGCAGCAAGCAAGCTGGATTGGTCAGTGCGGGCACGAGTGCGGCAACTTTAAGATCATGGAAGAGAACCTGAACTACAGAGCTGCTACGCTTTTGAAGCTGTTCCCCAAGACGCCTAAGCGTGCATGGGGCTTCACACCAGAGGAAGCTGCGGCTTACGAAAAGCAGCCTAAACGCATTGCCAATCGCATTTACGGCAACCGTATGGGCAACCGAGATGAGGCTTCAGGGGATGGCTGGCGGTTCCGCGGCTCCGGATTTCTCCAGCTGACCGGTCATAGCAACTTCTACCACGCAGGCAAAGCGTTGGGTGTTGATTTCGTGATGGAGCCTGAACTCGTGCGCACTCCCAAGTACGCCGCTCAAACAGCGGGTTGGTTCTGGCAGACACACAAGATTAACCAGCACGCCGATGGCCGCGACTTTGTGACCATGACGAAGCGCATCAACGGCGGCACAATCGGCCTTGACGATCGCATCAAACACATCAATCAGGCCCTAGCTGTTTTGGGTGGTTAACACTACAATCTAGGCATATAGGAGTGAGCTATGGCCGTTATTCGCTATGGGGGCTTTGCCGGTGAGAACCGAGCGATCAACCCCGTTATGTTGCCCGACACAGTAGGTGTCGTCTCCCGCAACCAAAAGCCCGGGCGTGGCGACTTGCGTGCTTGGAAATCCCCAGCAACCGTAGCTACAGTTCCTTCTGGCCGTCAAACCATTTACCGCATGGGTCGTGACGTAGACTCCGACGCTCAGTACTGGCTAAGCTGGACTACCGCAGTCAATGTTGTTCGTGGCTTTGATGCTGCTGATACAACCGAACAGACGTACTACACTGGCGACGGCGCTCCCAAGTTCACTAACAATGTGATCGGTTTGGCCACAGCACCATACCCTACAGCTAACCGTCCTATGGGCATTCCAGCTCCAGCTGGCGCTCCTACAGTGGCAGGTACGAACTCCGGTGCAACATCGCCGGTCATTGAGTATTACTACTACGTCTACACATACGTTAACAGCCTTGGCTGGGAATCTGCTCCGTCACCTGTGAGCGCCCTAGTCACCCGGGACAACCTAGGCTCGACTGCTATTTCTGGCTTTAGTTCTGTGCCATCGGGCAACTACGACATTGCCACGATCCGCATCTACCGCACACAGGGTAGCTCGACTGGTACAGACTTTTACTTCCTGCGCGAGATTGCACTTGCGACGTCCTCAACAACTGATGACAACCGCGCCCTTGGCGAAAACCTAGCGACTAACTTATGGTTCCCAGCCCCCGGTGTTCCTACTGGTGGCGCGACGAGTATTACTGAGCCAACCCTGTCAAACCTCACAGCGATGTGGAACGGAATGATGAGTGGTATCTCTGGTAACGCTGTGCGTATCTGCGAGCCATACACACCTTATGCTTGGCCTGCGAACTACGAGATCATTCCACCAGACAGCAAACCTGTTGGCCTCGGTGTGTTTGGGCAAAGTCTCTTGGTGCTGACAACTGGCCGCCCCCTACTCGTGCAAGGCTCAACCCCTGATGGCATGGATCAACGTCCCTTAGAAATACAACAAGCCTGCGTTTCAGCACGTTCTGTTGTGAGCATGGGTAACGGTGTAGCTTGGGCCTCTGAAGACGGTTTGTGCTGGTTTGGCGATGGCGGTGCTCGTGTTATTACTAATGGCGTCATGCTCCGCGAAGACTGGCAAGCTCTGGTTCCAAGTAGCATCATCGGTAAGATGTATGAGGGTTTATACCTAGGTAGTTACAACGACGGCTCAGGCCGCAAAGGCTTCATCATCGATCCCAATGGTGGCGGTATTTACTTCTTGGATGTTGGCTACGAAGCCATGCACTTTGACAGTCTGAAAGATCAGCTGTATGTCTTAACAGGTACAAACGTCGGCAAGTGGGATACTGGTACATCGCTGACCTATCGCTCACGTAGCAAGCCCTTCCGTCAGGGTTCGCCGATTAACTTTGCAGCTGCCGTGGTGGTAGCCAACGCTTACCCCGTTACATTCCGCTTGTATGCAGATGGCGCTCTTAAGCACACGCAGACTGTTGCAGACCGTAATCCGTTTAGATTGCCTAGCGGCTACCGCGCATTTGAATTCCAGATTGAGCTCGAGGGTACAAACCCAGTGCAAGACGTGGCTATCGCGACATCTGTTGAGGAACTCAAACAGCTATGAGAAACGACATCCCAAGCGACAGCGCCAGTAACTTTGGCTCTCGCGTTCGCGAAACCTTGATGACCTATTTAGGCAAGCAGGGCGACCCGCTTGACCGTGGTATCACGATTCGTGACTTGGTCGATTCTGGCTTTGCGTCTCTCAGCAACTTTAAGTTCGGTGGCGGCTCTGCCCCACTTATTGCTGGCCCATCCATCACTGATGCGTATGTTCCTGATTTAACACCGCCGCCTACACCTACTGGTTTTACTGCTACCGCTGCGATTTCAAACATCATCATTGAGTGCGATGACCCAGTCTACTCACAAGGCCACGGTCACAGGCTTTCTCGCATTTATGGCGCTACTCGTGCAGGCACTGCGCCTCAGCCCGTCTTTGCAGATGCTGTTGAGATTACCCAGTTTTCTGGTGCAGTTACGTCTTACTCTACAAACCCAGCTACCGAGTGGCACTTGTGGATTAAGTGGGAATCAGTCGACGGCGTTTTAAGTGCATCCCCCGCTGGCGGAACTAACGGTCTTGTTGTTACTACAGGCCAAGATGTAGCTAAGCTTCTTGAAGCCCTGACTGGGGAACTTACAGCCGCACAGCTTTATACCGATCTAGGCGCTCGTATCGATTTAATTGATGCTGCAGCCAGTGTTCCCGGGTCAGTCAATGCTCGCGTTGGCGCGGTGCAAGCTCAGGTCAACGACATTCAGAATACTCCTGCGTATTCAAACACAACGACCTATGCGACAAACGATCTAGTCACATACAACGGCGCTATTTATCAAGCCAAGTCAACTACGACTGGCAATCTACCAACCAACACCACTTACTGGACAAAGGTCGGTGACTACACATCACTGGGTCAGGTTGTTGCTGCTCACACCACACAGATTGCAAATGTTGTTAGCGATTTAAGTGCTGAGTCAACCCTTCGCCAGTCCCTTAGTGCGCAAGTCAATGACGCTACAACTGGCCTGCCAGCGACTCGCTCGACCCTACTGACGAACTACTACACCAAGGCAGCAACCGATTCAGCCATTAGCTCTGCAACAAGCACGTTGGTTTCCACAACTGCGCTAAACACCGCTCTGGGCAACTACACCAACACTGCAGGTTTGGTGGCGGACTACTACACAAAGACAGCGACAGATTCTGCAATCAGCTCGGCTACGCAGTTCTTAGTTTCTACGACTGCGCTAAACACGGCTTTAACCGCATACACCAATACGGCGACACTGACTGCCAACTACTACACCAAGACAGCCGCAGACTCGGCCATTAGCCAAGCGACTCAGAACTTGGTTTCCACGACTGCGTTAAATACTGCGCTAAGTTCGTACACCAACACGGCTACCCTGAACTCGTTGTACTACACCAAGACAGGTGCGGACTCTGCAATTAGTGCGGCTACGTCTAACTTGGTATCGACGACCGCTCTGAACACAGCTCTTGGTAGTTATACAACCACGGCGTCCCTGACAACAAACTACTACACCAAGACTCAGGCTGACAGTGCGATTAGTTCCGCAACAACCAATTTGGTTTCAAACAGTGGCTTAGCTACAACACTAGGTAATTACCCTACTAACGCCACACTGACAACAAACTACTACACCAAGACGGCCACGGACTCGGCTATCAGTTCTGCTACGTCTACGCTTGTCTCAACCAGCACGTTGAACAACTACACAACGACTGCGGCGTTGCAGGCTAACTACTTTACCAAGGCAAGCGGCAATGCCCTTGAAGGCAAGTACACAGTCAAGGTTGATCTAAACGGTTATGTCTCTGGCTTTGGTCTGGCTTCTACTGCCAACGACGCTACGGCTACCAGTACCTTTGCTGTTCGTTCTGACTCGTTCTACATTGCAAGCCCTAGCGGCCCGGGCATTACACCCACGATGCCGTTTATTGTTCGGACAACACCTGTAACTATTGGCGGTGTAGAGGTTCCTGTTGGTGTGTATATCACTGATGGCTACATCCAGAACGGCACGATCACTAACGCTAAGATCGCCAACCTCGCGGTGGACAATGCCAAGATTGCTTTCTTGTCTGCTGACAAAATTAGAGCTGGTTCCATCAGCGTTGGTCAGTACGTCCAGTCCTCTAACTACGTCTCTGGCTCTGCTGGCTGGAAGATCGATGGCGGTGGCTCTGCTGAGTTTGGTGCTGCGTCCATTCGTGGGCAGCTGGTTGCGTCTCAGATTAACTCTGCGGGCTTATCCATTTATGCAGCTGACGGCTCTGTGCTTTTGTCCGCAGGTTCCTCTGTCGGCGCTAGTTCTTTCTCAGGTAACGTCACGGGCACTGTGGCTGGTACTGCTGCTTCGACTGTGGTTAATACGGCCAACAACGCAGCTTCTGCGGCATCCACCGCTCAAGGTACAGCAAACTCCGCCGCATCTGCGGCTTCTACAGCTCAAGGCACTGCAAACTCTGCCGTTTCTGCGGCTTCTACTGCACAAAACACAGCCAACAACGCTGCCTCCGCAGCTTCAAACGCTCAATCCACTGCTAACGCCGCTGCCTCTGCTGCTTCTGCGGCTCAATCCGCTGCTGACGCTAAACTTGCAAGGGCTGGTGCTCAGGTTCTGACTGGCCCTGTGACGCTAAACGCAGCATCCGCAATTACTGTGGGCAACCCTGCGTTAAATGGCCAACCCGGCTTTAATGGTTTCTACATCGGCAGCACTGGTATTGTCGGAACGCAGAACGGCCTAACAACTTTTGCTCTGGATAATGCAGGTAACGCCACGTTTAAGGGTAACTTGACTGGTGCGTCTGGTACGTTTGGCGGTAATCTGGCAGTAGGTAGTAGCCCTGTGGTGACTAACGGGTCGATGACTGGATCAGGCGCAATCATTAATAGCGGCGGCACGTTCGCTTTGGGTAATAACACGAACAACATTTCGTTTAACGGCTCAAACATAACGCTGAACGGGGACGTTGTTGCAACCGGCAACCTACAGACAAATTCTGTTTCAAATACACTAATTGATAGTTTTAATGGTATTAAGTATCTCTTAGTTAGTCACGGTCTGACGTGGCAACCTGTTGCTAATGTTTCAGCTTTTATAGCAAACACAGGTTCGACTTTGCTTATTACATGTACTGGAGATAGAGTTATTGGTTTTTACTCCGATGAAAACGGTACCCTTGCCTATGCCCCCGCTTTTAGGTTGGTTCGCAATGGTGTTGTTTTGTACCATAAACCCGGCGGGGAACCCAATATGAATATTGCAGATAAAAACCCACCCCCCGGCAATTACAACTATGTGTTCGAAATGCAAAACCCCGGCTTTAATGCTAATTATCAGATTTCAACGTTAGCAGGAATAAACTTCCCGCTACTCAATGTCACGGAACTAAAGCGATGAAATTTACGATTTACGATTCTACGACTGGGCAGATTAGCAGTGTCAGAGATTGCCCTGACATTACACAACAAGTTTTAAACCCGCTACATAGTTATATTGAAGGTGACTACAGCGGGGTGGACTACTATATTGACAACGGAGTACCTGTTCCTTTTCCGCCTCATGACTACATTTATGCTAATTTTGACTACGCAACCAAGACGTGGATAGAAGACACTAGACGCCTTACAAACGATGTGCTAACAAAAAGAAAAAAGCTGCTAGCCTCCTCAGACTGGACTCAACTGCCTGATGTTCCGTTGGCTACTAAAACTGCATGGGCAACCTATCGACAGGAGCTGCGTGACATCA